TCAAGGCGATCACGTACTCGCCTGGCATGAACTTCGCATCGGTCACCCAGCGGTCCGGTTCGATCTCGGCGGTCCACGTCGCAGGCGGATTCATCGCTGCCGACAAGTCGCCCTGCGCCATCTCGACGAGCGACGACTGCACGATAACGGAGGGGTGTGACGAGGTTGCTTCCCACCGGCCACGAGCGTCGGTGGCGATCCCGGCGACCTCGGCCCACACCGGGGTCGTCTGCATGTTGTCGCCCGATGCGAGTACGGCGTTGGCGAACTTGTCGGCTGCCCCTTTGCGAGCCATGCGCCGTGCGGTGACGCCGAGCTGCAACGGCAGCGACCAGGTCGAGAACGCAGACGGGAGCTTGGCGGTGAACACGAGGTCGGCGTCTATGCCGTACCAGCAGCCGTTGATGACACCGCTCAGCTTGTCGGCGAGGTCGCCGATGTTCTCGCCGATCACGTAATGGCGTTCACGCAACTGGCCCGTTGCCGTCACGCCCTTGGTGACCCGCCAGTTGCCACCGGGCTGCGCTTGGGTGTGAGCGATGAGCGCCCAGATGATGTCGCCCTGCTCGACGAGCGGCGACGGTCCGAAGTCGAGCGCGGTCTTCAAGTTGCGGCCCCGCAGCAGCCGCTTGTACGAGACGGCGGTGACGGCGATCTGGTCGTTGCCGTCCTCGTCCCACGCTTGCGAGAGGTCGATGACCCGGTAACGCTGGCGCACGATCCCATCGACCCAGATGTCCGACGCCAGCTCGTCGAGGAAGACGGCCTCTGGCGAGAACGCTGGCACGGCGAACGTGAGCGAGTCGCCCGCATCGACGTTGAACGTCATCTTCAACGAGTCGAAGAACGTGATCTCCTGCACCGGCAGGGTTGCGCTCGCTGGCCCGACCGAGACGGTCAGCGCTTCGGCGGCCACGTCACGCCATCCACGTTGGCCGCCAGCACAGCTGCGCTGCTGCGGTCACGCCGAGGTTCGTGCCGCCGAACACGACCGTGTTGTCGCCAGGCTTCAAGCGGAGCTGATCCCATGACCACTGGTCGTAGTTCGTGCGGTCGTAGCGCGACGAGGTCGGGTCGCCGTTGAGCAGGATCGTGCGGGTCCTCGTGTCGATCACGACGTTCTGACCGACGTTCAACTGGAGGCCGCCGTTGCGGTTGAAGGCGACGAGGACGCCATTGATCGTGAATGTCGGGTTGGTCGCCACGCCGTACAGGGTCAGCGTCCAGTGGGCGGTGGCGTTGCCCGTGTTGTGGATGATGCGACCACCGATCTGCGCCGACGCCGGATAGACGCGGTTCGGCACGAGGTCGTACACGCGGCCCTGCTCGGTGTCGGACGATGGGACGATCGTCTCGCAGTTCTGGTCGCCTGCGGCACCGGAGAAGATCTCGCCGGTCGGGCAGACCCATTGCAGCGGCAGCACCGGGTACTTGGGGCCGTCGATTGCCACGGGCCACGACTCGCCACGCACGATCATCGAGCGGGCGGTCGGTGCGCCGGGGAGCTGGTAGGTGAGGGTCGGTCGGAGGCGTGGACTCATGTACGGGACGACCCGGTCGATGAGGGTTTGCATGTCGGTCGCTGCCCCGTCGCCACACGATGCGCCGCGGTTGTGGAGCCGCAACGATGCGGTCACGGCACGGGAACCGATGTACTTCGTGTCGTCGAATGCGCCGTCTGCGAGCGCCCGGTTGCGGGCCACGGCTCGCACGGCTGGCGAACCGATCTGCAGGTTGGTGACGACGTACGGGTAGCAGCCGAGGTCGAGCGCACCGAGCGATGCGTCGTACAGGCTCATCTCCACGGCGGCGATCCTACGACAGGGCCATTGCGGAGAAGGCTGCCACGGTGCGTTGCGCGACCAGGTCGGCGTCGGTGGCGTCGGCGAAGGTGGCGTTCTCGATGTTGACCATGGAACGCCCGCCTTGCGACATCGCCAGGTCGGTGAGGCCCGACTGGTTCATCAGCTGCATCGCCCGCGCCGGTCGAGTCAACGGGATCACCGCTTCTGCACCCGCCTCGCCGCCTTGGAAGAAGGTCGGCTGCGTGAGGATCGCGCCGTTGGCGAGCTTCAAGAAGTCGGCCGACAACGTGTAGTGGATCGGGCCGACGCCGACCGAGAACGTCGGCAGGGCGTCGATCACTTTGTTCCATGCCGTCTTGAACGCCGACGAGATGCCAGTGACGAGCGCGCCGCCGACCGCGAGGAGTTTGCCAGGGATGCCGGTCACGAACTCGCCGAGCTTGTTGAGGCCGTCCGTGACGAACGTGCCGATAGCCGACAGCGCCGTGGTGAAACCGGATGCGAGCGCGCTGCCCAACGTCGAGCCGAGGTCGAGGAGCTTGCCTGGTAGCCCGGTGACGAACTCGCCGATCTTCGACAGGGCATCACCGACGAACGTGCCCACCGCGCCGAGCGCCGCAGTCGACATGTTCGCCACCGCGGTCAGCAGGGTCGGGACGAGGCCGAGGAGCGCCTGCCCGATCTTGAACGGGAGCGTGATGTACCACTCGAGAAACGACACGATGAACCCGCCGACCGCTGGGACGACTTCCGACACCATCCGACCGACGCCGTTGAGCAACGCCATGACGCCATCGGCGATCGCCCCGCCGATCATCCCTGGCAGCTTCCCGAACCAGTCGCCGATCGAAGCGATCACGTCGCCGATCTTCGACGGGGTGTCGATCAGCCCGGCGACCCAATCGGCGATCGCAGTGGCCACGTCAGCGATCCATGTGATGACCGTCGTCAGGATCGGCACGAGGCCCGACACGAGCAACGAGATCAGCTCAGCGATCGGAGGCAGCACGAGGTTCAGGAGCTCGACCATCGGTGGCAGGGCGACCGTGACGATCTGCAGCAGCGCGGGGATCAACGGTTCGACCGCGGTGAGGATCTGGAGGAAGGCGTCAGCGAGGATCGGCAGGATCGGCATCAGCGCTTTGAGGACGTTCGACACGAGGTTGATGAGCGGTGGGAGGATCGCCTCGACTGCGCCGCCGAGAGCGTCGAGGATCACCGAGGCGACTTCGCCGAGCAGCTCGACGAGCGGGCCGAGGAACGGGGCCAGTTCCTCGACGAGCATGCCGATGAGGTCGGCGAGGACCGGCAGGATCGGGGCGATCGCCGACACGAGCTTGACGAACGCCTTCATGATGACGGGCAGCACCGGGGCGAGCGAGTCGACCAGCATCGTTGCGACATCGGCGACGACTGGGAGCAGCTCGCCGAGGGCGTCGAGGACGGCACCGGCGACGACAGCGACGAGGTCCATGAACAACGGGAGTATCTGGCCGAGGACTTCGCCGACCGTTTCCAGCAGCGGGGCGAGCGCGGTGACGGCTTGGATGAGGATGCCGCCGAGCGCCCCGGCGATCTCGTTGATGACCGGCCCCATCTGGTCGAACGCTTCGGCGACCGACTCGATGATGCCCATGAACACGGGACCGAGTACGGCCAGGAGTTGCGAGATCACGTCGGCGAGCGTGGCGAACGTTGGCATCAGCGCGGTGATCGCCGCGCCGAGTCCGTTGGCGAACACGTTGACGAGTAGTTGGATGACGCCGACCAACGGTTGCACGAGCGGGGTGAGTGCTTGGAAGGCGAGGCCGACCACGCCGAGGATCGAACCCACGGACTCGGCCAACGGTGCGAGCGCCGGACCGATCGCTTCGACCAGGGTGCCGAGCGAAGCGCCGAGACGGTCGCCGACCGCAGCGAGCGGTTCTTGCAGCGAGCCGAGCGCATCCATAATCGCCGGGGCGAACCCCTCCACGGCACCGGCCAGGCCACCACCGACCGACTCTTTGACCTCGCCCCACGCCACGCCGATCTTCTGCGCGCCGGTCGCCGACGCCTCGGCAGCACCGCCGACTTCGTTGGCGACTTCGTTCATGATGATCGCCTGCGCCCCGGCGACATCACCGGCTTCCATCATCGCCGAGATCTGATCCTTCTGAACGTCGGTGAACTGCACGCCGACCCTGCTGAGTGCCGACACCCCGGCGATCGGATCGTTGAGCGCCTTGCCGAGCTGCGTGGCCGACGCCGTGAGGTCCTGACCGAACACGGCGCTCATGTCGGCAGCCGACGCCATCGCT